GTTTCCATTAAACTACAAAACACTCGATAAGAATCTACCTCAAGTGGTGGAGATTGCTAACACTTTAGCTGAAAGTCATAAAGGGGAAAAGGGTATTATACATACTCATTCGTTTGTAATCACTCAAGCTGTTCAAAAGAAACTTAAAGGTAAAAGATACCTATATAGAGAGGAAGGCTCAACTAATGAATCAATTATTAGAGAACACACTCTTCGACAGGATGATACTGTACTAATTAGTCCCTCGTTAACTATGGGTTTAGATCTTAAAGGAGATCTCGGTAAGTGGCAGATTATCATTAAACTACCTTACCCTTCTTTGGCAAGTAAGAGAGTCAAAAAGCTGTTTGATGAAGATCCTAGCTGGTATAAAATGCGTATGTTTATTGCATTAATTCAAGCATGTGGCCGGTGTACGCGAAGCGCTGAAGACGAAAGCGTTACATATATTTTAGACGGATTATCCGCTAATACTATTATTGATAATAAGAAAATACTTCCTAAACACTTCTTAGATCGCGTTGTATAAGTATACGTGTGCAGAAGTATACATACCACTGGGAAGTAAAGGATTTATTAACGCAGTTTCTCCAGGCCTTTGACGGTGCTATTGTTAAAAGATATGATAACACCAGAAGAGCCGGACAAACGGTAGGTGTTCGTTATGTGTACTCTCCGAAGCAAAGAGTGCTTTTTGATCTTGTAGACAAAGCACAACATATAACTTTACCAGCTGTATCGTTTTGGATAAATTCTATCAGTAGAGATCCAGAGCGGGTTTTTAATAAGCTTTACGGTCAATACTGGAACAACAGTTTTAATAAATCTTCCTCAGAAAAGAATTTACAGCCAGTACCTATTAATATAGAAGTATCAGTCTCTATACTAACTAAGTTCCAATCTGATATGGATCAAATTCTAAGTAACTTTGTTCCATATAGCGATCCTTACTTTGTAATTTCCTGGACTCGGGAAGGGATGGCTGATTTAGAAATACGTTCTGAGGTTCTCTGGAATGGAACACTCGCGATGACGTACCCTACTGAGCAAGTTGCGACTCAGCCTACCCGGGTAATATGCGATACATCTTTTACAATTAAAGGGTGGTTATTTAAAGCTGATGCTGACCCGGTTGGAAGAATATTTAAAATTGATAGTAATTTTTATGCAGTTTCCGGTACCCCTACTTTACAAAATATAGAATATCTCACAGATCCAACCAGTACTGAGTCATTTGTACTTTCTGCAATACCACGTATACCTTATGCGAATCGTTGGATTACTCCTATCACTCTTCCAGGAACAGTAGAGCTATATGGAGATATGTATACGCATACAACAAGTGTATATCTCAGCGGTAATAATTGTATGTTTGGCCCGCTAAGTACAGCATTTATTATTAACCCATTTGCACTATCTCCTTCGTTGTCTGCCGGGTATCCAGCTTTATCCGGAGTGGTCCCGGTAGTTAGCTACAGTGTACAAAGTGATAACAAAATGGTAGTAAACTACCCAGCGCCATCAGCAATCGGTTTCTTTGATGTTATTATCGTTAACGATGCTGGCTACACTAAATTGTCTGTCGATTCTTATAACATTAATTTAAGTACCCAGTATCCTTATATATCGGGTGTACAAGTAATATAATATGGCACTCGTAACAAACGGTTTAATTAATTGGTTAGATGCTAGTATACTATCTCTTTCTGGGTTTAGTAATAACCAGACTTTATTAGATTCTTTTATACCGGATCAAGTGGGTACAAACACCTGGCACGGCTCAAACGGTTATAGTATGTATGTTGCTACTAACGCTAGTCCTTTAGGAGACAAACCTGTTATTCGATTTGTAACTGGAAACTTAACCCCGAGTAATTTTAACGATTACTTAAACTATAATGCAATAACTGTAACAATAGCTGCTAAACGTACCGGAGCAAGCTACACTAATGGTTGGCAAGGTTTATTTAGCTTACCTTTTTATAATACCGGCCGCGGGGTTGAAGGGGTTTCTTTGTTCTCGATTACCAATAATAATAATGTAGGGGGGTTTAATAACTGGGGTACATACGGTGGTGTAGTAACAACTGCATCTGCTAGCGCTATGAATTTAAATGCTCCGTACGTCGTGAGCATGACTGTTAACCCCGACACTTCTGGTACTTTTTATACTAACACTTCTGCAACTGGTACGTTTACTAATACTAAAGCTCAAGGCTATTACGGTCTTGGCGGATTAGAGAGTGCTGAAGGATTCTTTGTTGGTGATATATATGAAGTATTAGTTTATAATAGAGTATTATCTTATTCTGAAGTATCCGCTAATTCAAATTATTTAATCAATAAGTGGTTTCCGGCGGCGCCTACTCCTACGCCTACGATTACCCCGACGCCAACGATTACGCCTACCCCTACGATCACACCTACTCCTACTATAACGCCCACTCCAACTATAACACCTACTCCAACTGCAACACCGACCTCTACGCCTACAGTAACTCCTACACCAGAGCCAACTGTAACACCTACTCCTACTATAACGCCCACTCCAACTGCAACACCTACTCCAACTGCAACACCTACTCCAACTGCAACACCGACCTCTACGCCTACAGTAACTCCTACACCAGAGCCAACGGCTACCCCAACGCCTGAGCCGACCGCAACACCTACACCTACTTTAACACCGACCCCGACAGTAACTCCGACTGTCACTCCGACTGTCACTCCGACTCTGACACCAACTTCATGCTATGTTAGTGAAGGTTTAATACTTAACTATGAAACAAATGATTCGTTGACTTATAATGGATCTGGTTCTGTTATATATGATTTGAGTGGAAATGGATTGAGTGGTAGTTTAAGTAATGTTTCATATACAGATCCATATTTTGATTACAATGGTAGTAGCTCACAAATTACCATACCGGATAATGTAAAACTGGAACCGAGTAGTGGCGATTGGACTATGGAAGTATGGTTTAATACTACCGCGTTTAAAACCGGCGCTGCTGGTGTTATATTAGGAAAATTTGATCCGGGTGGATTGTCTGCGGATGTTTCATACTCAATCAGAACAAACAATACTGGAGTGTTATATGCTCAAATCGGTTCGGGCACGGCTTCTGTTGTAAATAGTACAACATATCAAACGGTGTTGAACACTTGGACGCATGTTGTGTATGTTTGGAAAAATATTCCCGCAAATACTTTAGAAACTTATATTAATGGATCGAGCATCGGCATTGTTTCTCACACATTACCGTCTATACTAAATACGTCAACAAACTTATATATTGGTTCTTATAATGGCGGTGAATTTTCTCAATATTTCAATGGTAAGATTGGTACTGTAAGATTGTATAATACGGCATTATTATCTTCCGATATAGTCCAAAATTATAACTGCGGAACACCTTATTTCTACAACTTATAATAATACCTGGACTAGTGTAAGAACAAGCCATATGTTCTTAGCTAAACGTAATTTTACTGCTTAATAACTTAAAATTTAACCCATTGATTCAAACTTTATAAATAGTAAGTGGTTTGCATATCTTTAAAAATAGTTTATAATAAACGTTTCTACCGTAAATATATCTAAATGGCCGACGACATACAACCTAATTTCTTTACAAAAGCATTTAATAGTTTTGTAAACAAGCTTCCTTATTCAAGCGGCGGCGGAGCTGTTACTACTGCAAAAGAACTTAATCCTAAGTTTGATACGTTTCATAAAGTAGGTAGCTCTCAAAAAGATAGAGTTTATAAACAAGCTGTATCTACTTCAGATCAACCAGGTTTACCTTCCTTAGAGGGGGTAGTAGTTAATAAAGCTTATCACGATTACCTGTATGCTTTAATTGATACCGATAAACCTAAGCGTTTATCCGATTATCGTATTATGGCATCTTATGCTGAAATTAGTCATGCATTGGATGAAATTTGTGACGAAATGTTAGTTAAGGATGAAAAAGGTAAATATTGCGCTTTAACTCTAGCAGAAGGTAAAGATGAAGTTATTGTAAAAGAACTTCAAAAGAATTTTAACCAATTAGTTGAACACTTTAATATTGACAACAAAGGTTTTGAATACTTTAGGTCAATCTTAATTGATGCCGAACTTTACTTTGAAAATGTAATTAACGAAGAAAAGAAAGAAGCAGGCATTATAGGTGTTATTCAAGTGCCTACCGAGCATATTAATCCTGTATACGACAATGTACAGAACATGCTTATTAAAGGTTACATTTTACGTAAACCAGTTATTGATGCATCATCTAATAACCGCTCAATAGCTAAACAAGAGCTTATCCCTTTAGAAAGACATCAAGTAACTTATTTTCATTCTCATGTATGGAACGAACACAAGACTATTCGTTTACCATATCTTGAAGTAGCACGTAGAGCATATAAACAATTATCTTTAATTGAAGACAGTATTGTTGTTTACCGTTTAGTAAGAGCTCCAGAGCGTCTAGTATTTAAAGTAGATGTAGGCAACATGCCTGCGCCTAAAGCAGAAGCTTATATCAAGCGTTTGATGCAATCATATTGGTCTAAACGCACCTACGATTCTGATCAAGGTAAAAACGTTAATGTTTACGACCCACAAAGCATGCTAGATAGTTACTGGTTTGCTAAGAGACCGGATGGTAGCGGCACTGACGTAACTTCGTTACAAGGTGGCGCAAATCTTGGTACCCTAGATGACTTAAATTACTTTGTTAAAAAACTATATAAGGCCTTAAGAGTACCATCCAATAGATTAGACCCAGAGTCTAAGTTTGCTGATGGCGCTGAAATTTTAAGAGAAGAACTTAAGTTCGCCCGTCTTATTATTCGTTTCCAGCGTCAATTTGCTTCCACTCTTAAAGAAACCTATATTACCCATCTTAAGTTGAAAGGGCTTTGGGAACAATATAAGCTCAAGGAAAGCGATATACATTTATCGTTTAATCCCCCTTCTTACTTCCACGTTGCCCGTGAAGCTCAGATTCAAGAGCTCAAATTTAAGACCTTTAACGATTTAGCCAGTACTGAAGCAGTGTCTAAGTCTTATGCTCTTAAGAGATATATGGGCTGGACAGATGAAGAAATTAAGATTAATAGAGAGTGGCAAAAGAAAGATGCGGCCTTTAACTTTGAAGTTGCTCAAATTACTAATGCTGGTCCTAACTGGCGGGAGGGACTTACAGCTGGCGGTGGCGCAGGCGGCGCCGGCGGTGGTGAAGGTGGTGGAGCAGCTCCTGGTGGTGGTTCCCCTCCAGCGTTTGGTGCGGCTCCTGGAGCGGGTGGTAGTGCATTACCTCCAGCAGGTGGGGAAGCTCCTGAAGCAGGTGGTGCGCCCGAAGCAGGAGCAGCAACTCCTGAACCAGCAGGTGGTGCAGCTAGCGCATTACCAACAGGTTAAGACTCGTAAAGGATATAGACTTGAGCGTGTAAATACTTGATAAAGAACAAGTACTACCCCATAAAAAATCCTGGAGGCTCTTGATCCTCCTGGCGAGTATTGAGCAATTGCTCTTCGAGTTCTTTCTTTTCAGTGGTACCCTGAGACATTAACTCTTGGTACTGTAAAGTGCCGCTACCGAACAATTGAGTGTTCTGGAATTTACCACGAGTATTGGCAATATTAATTTTGAATAGCGCTTTTGCGTATTCCATTACCCAACGCTCTTTAACTAGATCTTTAATTGGACGCTCAAGTCTTAAATTAACTACAGCCCAATATCTAGAAGTACCTTGGGTATTAATTAAACCTGGATCAGGAGTAATACGTAGTACTTGAGTACGAGGATCAAATCTAAAGTAAGGCTGTTGAGCAAATACCTTTTCCCGAGTCTTTAACCAATCTTTAAGTATGTGCCAAGATATTACATCGAATGCTTTACTACCTAATGAATAGGCAAAATGCATTTGTTGAGCCATTGATTGTTCAATAGTGAATAGAGTATTAACGCCGTTATTAGAACCTACATTAAATGAAGTTACTTCGATAACTTTTCTCCATTCTTCAAAGTCGCTATCATAACCAGATTGGAAAGTACTATTAATAGCTGACAGTTCTGGGTTCAATACGTTATTAATAAGAGTATCCATTTTAATACCCTTACCTGCTGTATATAAACTACTATCAAACACTACGATTTCTTCTGTGCCGGGAGTAAACTTGGTATATAACTCAATTGCATAAGCAATAGCATCATATGCTGCATTACATGCAATTTCTAAGTTAATTACAGGTGCACCGAGTTGAAAAAAGATGCGCTCAGCAAGCATATCATAGCTTGCGATTCTACTATTAAGATTGGTAGATAAAAATGCTGAAGGTGCCGTAGTATTTGTAGCCATGCCTTCTATTACTTACTTTAGCTCTAATACTTTTAATAATGTATTAAATACTTCTTCAGCAGTAACAAAAGCGTCTTGGTTGTATTCACATTGCTCCCAGAGCCAAAATTGCTTATCTCTAAGGTAAGACTTGTGCTTTAACATGTTGTTATTCTCGTTATATCCAAATATACGAGGATCTGATTGAGAGAATATAACAATACCCGGCTTACGGAGATAGTAGTGGTTTAAGTGCTGTAAAAAACTATCTACTGATATCCAAGTATCCGTTTCACTAACCAAGTTTCTAATCTCGGTAAAGTTTGAGTTCTGCTTAAACGTAGTGACTCCTTCTATCTTAGGGTCTTTACTAGAGCCTATTTGTATAACTTCTATACCAGCCTTGTTCATTAACTCAATTAACTCTTTCCAGTAAGGAAATTGTTTAGGATTTACCTTGCCGTTACGTAAGGTTTGTGCAAAAGGACTTATTAATACTTTTTTCATGTTGTGTACATTTTTTTATAAGCTTCAGATAAAGACTGCTTCCAGTTATGACGATCCATCCAGCCATATATGTTATAATCTTCAACTCTTACAAACGAAGCACATTCTCCCAAGCTTACTATTTTAACACCTTCTTCTCCTTCAAACACGCCCGGGTAACATGCACCGATAACAATAGTGTGATCTTTATACTTGCTCTTAATAGCTGGTAGAGCGGCTCTAAATGCGTAGTGGTCGCCAATACCTGAATCAAGAGGAATAATTTTCATCTTAACTGCGTTTATTTTCCACTTCTTCAAATACTCATGGAATATCTTTTCATCTCCATCAAACATCTTTATATTATTTTGACTTCTGATACCGCCTGCCCCGAAACGCATATGCCAAGTCTTAATCCCGGTTAAAACCACTAGCTTCCAACCAGCACGTTTTATTTCATGAGTAAAGATTGTTTCTTCTCTATGACCAACTCGAGATAATCTTAATTCATAGCCATGTGCCGCTGCTTCTTTTTTAAATAAAAACGTACTACCTTGTAAATGATCTACTTCTATATACTGTTGTAAATCTGTATTGCACCATTGTATATTAAGACCTAGAAATATATCTTCCATTTTGTTAGAAGCCATGGAATGCTTAACATCGTTTTTAGGATCTAAGATTAACGGACCCACTGCTCCAATCTTACTATCACTAATAGCATAGTTATATAGATCCTGAAGAGTGTTAGGCTCCATTACGTTATCGTCATCTAAACGCCAAATCCATTCAGAAGTAACATCCTTAAGTGCTTGCTGGTGGTTATGTATCTGACCTTTACGGGCACCTACTTTTACTTCCCAGTTAATACCTACTTTATTTAAGAGTGAAAAAAGATTTCTATATATTTCATTTTCTCTTAGGTCTTCCAGACCGTCATTGTCATCATATATAATAAGACGAGCAGGCTTTAACGTTTGATTAATTAATGACGTTAATACTAAAGGAAAGGTATTATGATATCTACCTTTAGTTGAGACTGTAGCGGTTACGTTGTTTGTAATCATTTGCTTGCGTGTAAAAATGCTTTATGTTGATCGAAGTCTTGTACTCCATGTACGGTAAACTCACCTTCTGCAAGAGCTACTTTAATATTATTAGTCATTGCTTGCATCAATATAATTACAAGCTTCCCGCCAGGCTTCAACACTCTATGCCACTCTTTAATATACTCAGGAAGATCGGTACTCGTAACTCTCTCTATAGAATTAATTAAAGCAATTTCACTAACTGTATTATTTTCAAAGTCTAAGTGATTCCACTCTAGTAAAAGCTCACTGTGCTTACTATTACCCACTCTAACATGTGCCGGTAAAGAATTATCATGCTCTAATGTAAGATGCAGTTTAATATCTTTATTATAGCGTTTTAAGTTAACTAAACTATTACGTTTAAATGTAATATTACCATATTCCTCGATATGCTCAAATGTGCCTTCAGCATAATGATATATAGGGAATGTACCTGTAAAGGTTTTCGGACTAGATAAAGTTACAGGGCCACCTGGTACTGGATGGTGTCTATATCCTTTCAAAGCTGCTCTAACACAAAAGTCTATATCTTCTGCACTACCTGGACTAAAGATTTCATCAAGCAAACCAAGTTCATCAAACAAGTGACGCGGCACCATAGCGCAAAAGAACACTATAAAGTGATGCTGAGTTATCTTATCGTAAAGCTCTAGGGGGCCCGATACACTTGCTTTATTATCCCGCGTGAATGGTTCTTCAAGTAACTCTAACCACCTGTTCTTAGGTTGATCTAAAAGCTTAGTATCGTTATTGAGTAGAACAACGTACTCCCCTTGAGCAGCTTTAATGCCTAAGTTAGTAGCTTTAGTATATCCTATACCGTTCTTCTCTCTAATTAATCTGAAGCTAGGGTAAACATGAGATAATGCTTCTACGTATTGATGAGTTGCGTCAACACAACCATTAGCCACTACAATAACTTCAGTTTTATCAAGATCGGTAAATTGGATGATACTTTGCAAGCATGGCTTAAGAAAATCATCTAGGTGGTTATAAGTCGGTATGACTATGCTGTATTTTGGTTTGCCCATTACTTTATATTATAAGACATCCTAGAAAAAGCAAGGAGATGCATAAATAATATAAACAATATGCTGCTAAAGCTTATAACTCAAACGCCTACCAATGAAGGGCTCGACTACCTTATTGAAGAAGGTAACAAGGATAAACCTGCCACTCTTTATGTAACTGGTGTTTATATGGTAGCGGATGAAAAAAACCGTAATAATCGTATTTATAGTAGAGAAGAAATGCAAAAAGAGGTTAATCGCTATAACGAAGAATTTGTTACTAAAAACCGCGCACTTGGTGAACTTGAGCATCCTCAAACTGCAACAGTCAATAGTGAACGTGCTTGCCATCTTATTACCGAGCTTAAGATGGAAGACAACATTGTAAGAGGTAAGAGTAAGATACTCAGTACCCCGCTCGGTGAAGTAATGAAGTCTTTAATTAGAGACGGGGTAAAAATGGGTATGTCTTCTAGAGCTCTTGGTCAATTAGAAGAAAAGGGTGGGGTTAATCACGTTAGCAACATGAAGCTTATTACTATTGATGCTGTTGCTGATCCTTCTGCTCCTGGTGCTTTTGTTAATGGTATATTAGAATCTAAAAATTTCGTTGTTAAACAAGACGGCCGCTTTGAAGAAGTGTACGATATGTTTGAACATAGAATTGCTTCTTTACCTCGTAAAGATGTTGACCTCTACTTAAGAGAGCAAATTATCCGCTTTATTAACTCAGTTAAATAATATGAAACATAACTCTAAAATGAAAAAAGAAGATGTGCTCGACACAGTCGGCAAAATAGGCGGCTCTATTGTAAAAGGCGCAGCTAAAGTTGCTGGTGGTATCGTGGGCGGTGTTAAAGGTATTGGCGATCAATACAAAAAATCTAGAAACAAATCAAGAGAATACGTTGGTAAAGAATCAGCTAAGCCTGACTTCCTTGATGTTGATAAAGACGGCAATAAAAAAGAGTCAATGAAAAAAGCCCTCAAGGATAAACAAAAAGCCATGAGAGAAAATACTATTAACTTTATTAAGCACGTTTCTAATAACGATTTTAAGAAAGCCGATAGTGCTTTAGCTGCTATAGTAAACGAAAAAATTAAGCAACGGATTGCCGCTGTAAACCAAAACCTTTCCGCACAAAAGGGCAACAAGTAATAAAAACAGGATTTATACCTAAATTTCAGTATCAACTATTATAAATATAACTATCATATATGAGCCAAGACATTTCTACTCTTTTAAAAGAAGCTACTAAGGATCTCCTTTCAGAGGATACCCTCAAAGCTATCTCCACCGCGATTGAACAAAAGGCTGAAGACAAAGCCCAACTCGCTGTTGAAGCAGCTTTAGTACAACAAGACGAAGAATACGCAACCAAACTTCAGCAAGTTTTAGAAGCTATTGACGCTGACCATACCCAAAAGCTTGATAAAATTGTATCTCGTATTGACGAAACACATTCTGCTAAATTTAAGCACGCTTTATCATCATTAGATGAGTCTCACAGTGCTAAACTACAAAAGATTGTAAAGTTATATGAAAATGCACTTCAGAATGAAGCAGCTCAATTCAAAGGTACTTTAATCGAACAACTCTCAAATTATATCGATCTTTATATCGATAAAGCAATTCCAGCACAGCAAATTCAAGAAGCTACTGAAAATGCTCGTTCCCGTAAGATTGTTAACGAAGTTAAACGTTTAGTTGGTCTCAGTGATCAATTCGTTAATGAAAACGTAAAAGAAGCTCTTCTCGATGGTAAAAAGCAAATTGATGAAGCTAACGACCAAACCAAAAAGCTTGCCGACCAACTTAAGCTTGTAACTGAAAGAGCTCAAAATGCTGAAAAGCAAATTTTCTTAGAAAAGAAGCTAGAAAACTTCCCTACATCTAAAAAAGAGTATATGACCCGTGTTCTTTCAGAAAAGACCTTAGAGTCTATTAAAGAAAACTTTACATACGTTTCTGATATGTATGATAAGAAAGAAGAAGGGGATATCGAAACCCTTAAAGAATCTACAAAACCTAAAACAAAGGGTGTAGATGTCGCTAAAAGAGAAGAAGTAGTAAATGAATCAAAGTCTTATTCATCAGCTGATGATTCCGATGGAGCTTCATATGTAACTAACGCTTACGTCTCAGAGTTTACTAAGAAAGCTTACTAATTTAGTAAATCAGATTTTTTTACAAAAGCCTCCGGAAACGGGGGCTTTTTTTATAAGTATTAATCCAATCGTTGAAGTACTGTTTAAGTACTTGAGGTAGTCAAGTTAAAATCATTATTAAATATGAAATCAGTCAAACCATCACAATCTTACATCAATCAAGATCGTGCATCAAGCCTTCTCAAAAAGTGGGCCCCATTGCTCGATCATGCTGATGAATCAACCGCAGCAATCAAAGACGACCACACTCGTTTAAACACCGCTATTCTTCTTGAAAATCAAGAGCAATGGTGCTTAAATGAAGCTGGCAATACCGCATCTACAGGTGGCGCTTTCGGCACCACTTCTTCATTCGGTGGTAAACCATCAAGCGACTTCTATGCTTCTGGTGATGCCCGTCTTCCAAAGATCCTCATCCCGATGATCCGCCGTACCTTCCCAGAATTGATCACCAACGAAATCGTTGGCGTTCAACCAATGAGTGGTCCAGTTGGTCTCGCATTTGCTCTTCGTTATAAATACGAATCAGATCCATTAGGTTCAACAAGCCCAGACGGCGCTTACGGTGCTACTTCCAATACCCCACAAGGTTGGACAGTACCATCTGACGGCACCGAAGCAGGTTATAATTACCTCAATACCGCATTCACCGGTACATCAGCAAGTTGGTTATCAGGCGGCGCCACAGGCACCGGTTCTGATATCTTCCCAATGGTACAAAATGACAAAGGTGTAGCTAATCTCTTAGCTAACTTCGAATTATCAAGTAACATCCCACAAATGGTTGTTGCATTCGAAAAGACAGCTGTTGAAGCTGGTACCCGTCGTTTAGCAGCTCGTTGGTCAGTAGAACTTGAGCAAGATCTCAAGAACATGAACGGTATCGATATCGATAACGAACTCACCAATGCAATGAGCTACGAAATCCAAGCTGAAATCGACCGCGAAATGATTATCCGTATGTGCCAAGTAGCTATCAATGCTGGCTTTGGTCAAGGATACTCAGTCTGGTCACCAGTATCAGCCGATGGCCGTTGGTTAGGTGAACGTAATCGTGACTTCTATGCCAAGATTATCGTTGAAGCTAATCGCGTTGCTATCCGCAATCGCCGTGGTGCAGCTAACTTCATCGTTGCTACTCCTCGCGTTTGCGCAATGTTAGAAATGCTACCTGAGTTCCAATGGTGCTCAGTACAAGGTAACGTCAACACACAACCAGTAGGTATCGCTAAAGTTGGTACCGTTGGTGGTCGTTTCAACGTATACCGTGATACCCGCACAGAAGCTCAATACCAAGTTGGAACCCGCGCTTCCGTTCTTGAGTATGCTCTTCTAGGCTACAAGGGTACAGAGTATTATGACACTGGTATCGTATATTGCCCTTACATCCCTGTAATGGTACAACGTACAATCGGACCGAACGATTTCGCTCCAAGAGTTGGTTTAATGACCCGTTACGGCGTCATCGATCATATCTTCGGTGCAAATCTCTATTATCACCTCATCGTTGTAACTGGACTTGGCACAAGCTTCGTACCAGGCACACAAAGCGTATTCCTCTAAGAGGTCTACACTTAATAGGTGTTCAAAAAAGAACCCGCCCAGCAATGGGCGGGTTTCTTATTGTATATATTGTTTCTGCTACTTAATAGAAACATTAGTTTCGAGCAGAAACAATTACCAATTCTTACAGCTAAAGTACTTTGCGGTTCCCGGCTTTGCAGTAGAGCATTTATGACGCGCTCTAAAAGATTTGCGGCGCCCAGGATTAGATTTCTTAATACGTAGGTTAGGATCTCCGTAGTGCACTCTTTTTAATTTTCCACCTACCCGCGCACAACGCATATATTTTTTATCTTTACGAGAAGAAGATGTTTGACCAGTAACCTTGGTGCAACGTCCGCTCTGCTCTTCTACGGGGAAGGTTTCAGTAAACTCTTTTAGTAAATTTTGTACCTTTATATCAAAATTATTAAATAACATATATAATATTTATAGATCTGCATAAGTATTTAACAGATGAGCAAAAAAAAGCGTCCGTCTAAACTCAACCAACAGCTGCCTACTAAAGACAAGAGTCTAATAGTACATCAAAATGAAAAAATAGGCCGACCGGTAGTAATAAGACAAAGACCGGATTTAACAGACAAACAAAAAGAGTTTCTTAAGCTTGCTCTCGATAACAACACTAAAATAATATTTTTATCGGGACCAGCAGGTAGTAGTAAGAGTTTTCTATCAGTATTAGCTTCATTAGAGCTAATGAATATGAAAAAAATTAGTGATATTATTTATATTCGTAGTATTGTAGAGAGTAGCGACAATAAAATGGGATTTCTCCCAGGGGACGCATCAGAAAAGCTTTCTCCGTATCTTGAGCCATTACTAGAAAAGCTCGAAGAAATGCTGGATACATCCGACATAAACAATCTTCAAAAAGAGAAACGTATCGAGGGTAAGCCCACAGGTTATCTACGTGGTTTAAGTTGGAATGCTAAAGCTATTATTATGGATGAAGCTCAAAACAGCACGTACAAGGAAATTACTACGTTACTCACCCGTATCGGTCATTTTAGTAAACTATTTATTTGTGGTGACCCTATGCAATCTGATATTAATGGGAAATCAGGTTTTGAAAAAATGTGCAACGTTTTTAACGACGAGGAAAGCAAAATCCAAGGAGTTCATACTTTCTATTTGACAGAAGCAGATATCGTACGTAGTGAAATAGTTAGATATATTGTAAAAAAGCTAGAACTGTACAACAAAAAGGGGTAAGAGTGTAAATAATATTCCCCGCAGCTGCTAGAAATTTTATAAAACGCTATTACAATGACGTCTCCTATGTCGAAAGAAATTACTATTGTTAAACGCTCAGGTAAGAGAGAAAAATTCTCTGCTGACAAAATTAACAAAATACTTCAATGGGCCTGTGCCGACATCAAAGGTATTTCCTTTGAACAAGTCGCCATGAATGCCCATCTTCAGTTTTTTGACGGGATTACTTCAAAGGATATTCATAATACTCTAATTGAATCCGCTGCAGGCTTAATTTCTGAGCAAAACTCTCAGTATCAAGACGTGGCATCCCGTTTACTTAACTATCAACTCCGTAAAGAGGTCTGGGGCGGTAAAGATGCACCCAGGCTCTACGATTTTGTAAAGGTTAATATTGAAGATAATAAAGTTTACGATTCAGAAATTCTGAACTGGTACGATAAGAAAGAGTTCGATAAGCTGAATGACTTTATTGATCACAATAGAGACTTTGACTTTGCTTATGCTGGTATTAAGCAACTTTGTGAGAAGTATTTAGTACAAGACCGGGTAAGTAAAACTATATTCGAAACACCGCAGTTTGCATACATGCTTATTGCGATGACTCTCTTTAAAAACTATAAAGAGCGTCGTTTAGAATATATTAAAAAAGCTTACAATGCATTTAGCAAGCATAAAATTAATTTACCGACCCCGCTTATGGCCGGTGTGCGTACAACTCTTAAGAGCTATGCCTCATGCATGCTCATTACCGTAGATGACACCCTCAAATCAATCTTCGCAAGTAATGATGCTATTGGTTTTGCTACTGCCAGTCGTTATGGTATTGGGATTAATTTTTCTCGTATACGGGCTGTTAATAGTCCTGTACAAAACGGTACCGTCGTGCATACCGGCCCGATTCCGTACCTCAAAATGTTCGAATCAGCCGTAAAGAGCTGCCATCAAAACGGTATCCGCGGGGGTAGTGCTACAGCTAACGTGGCTTTCTTTCATAAAGACATCGAAGATATTTTAGTTCTTAAAAATAATGCAGGTACTGATGATAACCGTGTACGCAAATTAGATTACTGTGTTGCGTTTGATGGTTTGTTTTATGATCGCTTTTTAAAGAATCAAAACGTAACTTTGTTTTCGTACCACGAGGTACCTGAGCTTTGGAATGCGTTCGGTATGCCTGGCTTTAAAGAGTTATACGAAAAAGCTGAAAAGAATCCTAACATTAAGACTAAGAAGACTATAAACGCTCGAGATTTGTTCATGCTTTTCTCTAAAGAGCGTTTTGAAACTGGTCGTATGTATGTATTTAACGCCGACCATGTTAACAGTCACGGTACCTGGCTTGAACAAGTAGATACTACTAACCTCTGTGTTGAAGTAACACATCCACTTAAACCTATCTATAATATCGAAGACGCAAACGGGGAAATCGGTGTTTGTATTCTTGCGGCAGTTAATTTACTAGAGATTAAAGACGATAACGACATGGAGCTAACATGCGACGTAATTGTTCGTATGCTTGATGAACTTATTGACCATCAAAACTACTTTGCGCCTGCTGCTGCTAACTTTGCTAAGAAGCGTCGTAGTCTTGGTATTGGTATTACCAATCTTGCAGCAATATTTGCCCGAGAAGGGGTAAAGTACTGGGACAAGAAAGCACCTAACCTTGCTGCCCGTCTAATGGAGTCAGTTAGTTACTATCTATTAAGCGCTTCAGCTGATCTTGCTCAAGAAAAAGGCCCTTGCGACAAGTACTCTCTTACTAAGTTTAGTAAAGGCGTTCTGCCTATTGATACCTACAAGAAAGAGATCGATGAATTCGTTACTGAGAAGTTACATCAAGACTGGGAAGCATTGAGAGAGAAAATTGCGAAAACTGGCATTCGTAATAGCACTCTAACCGCTTTAATGCCATGTGAATCCTCTGCAGTTATTCAATCCTCTACTAACGGTATTGAACCACCACGCTCGCTTATTACTTCTAAGCGTTCTAAGGCCGGTATTGTACCTTCAGTAGTACCTGGTGTTGAAAAATACGGAGAAAACTATACACTAGCGTTTGAAATGCCTAGTAACGAAGGCTACCTTAAGGTAGTCGCTGCATTACAGAAATTCGTTGACATGAGTATTTCAGCTAACCTTTATTACAACGTAAACAAGTATCCAAACAGAAAAGTGTCGCAAAATGACCTTATTATGGACATACTCACCGCTTATAAATACGGTCTTAAGACTTTATACTACACCAACACCTACGACGGCGATACACAGACAGCTTTAAACAATAACAAATCAACCGCTATGCAAGCAGCTCCAGTAGTTAAGCAAGAAGAAGAAATTCCAATGGATGACTCCGGTTGCGCGGGCGGTGCATGCACCCTATAATAATGAAAACAGTTCTTAATAAAACTAACGTCGATTCGACTAAGCAGCCGCTATTTCTCGGTAAAGATCTAGCTATACAACGTTATGACCGTTTAAAGTACCCTAAGCTCTATGAGCTCTACGATCAGCAGCTTAACTTCTTCTGGCGACCGCAGGAAGTT